CATAAACTAATTTAGATGGGTCTTTACCTTCTAAGTTATCTTTAGTTTTAAAGTCTACAAAGATACCAGACTTAGAATATAAATCTATCTTACCACCATAGCCTGACTTAGCACAGAAAGAATCTTCTGCTATCCATTCTTCATCAGGAAAATTATTATCTAACCAAGTTTTAATTTTTTTGTATGGTTTAGTTTTAGATATACCTAAGAAACCTTTTTCAATTTGATAATGAATTTTAGTTCCTTGCTTTGCAGCTTCCATACCAATCTTCTTTGAATCCATCTTACATCTGTAAGCAAAAGAGTCAAAAGATTCTCCTTTATTTTTCTCAAGAGTAAGTGCAGAATTTAAAGCTTGATTTATTTTCCAGTTTTCTAAGGATGGTTTAGCTATCATACCTAGAATAGTAGTAACAGAAGGAACAAGTCCTATACTTTTAGCATCTCTAAGTGTTGTGTTTCTTTCTTTACCATTAGCACCTATGATTGTATACATAGGCTCTCCGTCTTGGGCATACCAATGTCCTGACTCGGACGTAAATTTATTATAACTATCTAATTTAGTTTTGTCAATAAGTTCTTCTTTTTTATTTGTCATTATGTTCCACCCATCTTAATTTTCTTGTATCAGGTAAGTATAATAAATACTTAACATCTGCTTTTATTTGTTTTTTAGTTCTTGTATTTCTTGATGTATAAGAACCTTCAGTTCTATAATCTCTTCTAGCAGTCTTTACATCTATTAATGTTATCTTTCCTTTAGGGTCTCGAGCTACTAAGTCAATAAACCCGTCACACCCACAGTTTTTAAATACTTCATAGCCATTATCCCATAACCAAGTGACTGCATAAAATTCTGCAAGGTCTCCCTTTCTATTTGTTGAATGTTCTTTAGTGTGTTTCATACCAATTCTCTCCTATTTTGTATTCTCCTGTTAAAGGACAACGCATTTTAAAATGTTCTGATGCTTGTTCTATAGCTTTAACTCCTAGTTCTCCTACATAATCAGCTTGTTTTTCAGGTACTTCTATCTGCCATTCGTCATGAATGTTAGCTACAAATTTAGCATCTATAGCATTTAGTTTTATTAAACATTGTAAGAAACACATAGCTTTCTTCATTGCTATTGCACCACCACCTTGTAACAAAGTATTAAGTGCAGCATGTTGGCTACGTACATATATTTTACGTCCGTCTAATCCTTTTAAGAATCCTCGTTCAGAAGCTTTCTGTACTTTTTCTTTTAGTATTTTTAATGAAGGTAAGTTCTCAAAGAAAGTTTGTTTTAATTCTTTACCTTTCTTTAATCCACCACCTGCTACACTACCTATCTTAGCATCTCCTGCACCATAAACTAAAGCATATATAAAAGTCTTAGCTTGGTCTCTTGTCTTTAGACCTGCAAGTTTTTGATTAGTAGTATGTATATCCCCGTTAATTACTTCTTCAATATAATCAGGGTCATTCATGTAGTGGGCTAACATTCTAAGTTCTAATCCACTAGCATCTATACCTACAAGTTTTCTTCCTTTAGGTACAGTCCAACATGAACGACACTCTTTACCATATGGACTACCTGCATTAGGTACTTGTGCCATGTTAGGATTTCTATGTGTCATTCTACCTGTAATAGTACCATTAGGTATTACACTACCATGTACTCTATCTTCTTTGAGTTCATCTATCCATGATGTTACTTGAGCAATCCTCTTTTGATATAGTAAAAAGTCTGCAATTAACTTAGCTTCACGGATATGTTCAATCTTTTTCAAAGTACCTTCATCAACAATAGGCTGACCTGTAGGTGTAAATTTTACAGGCTTCCAACCAAAGTCAATAAGATATTCTCCTATTTGTTTACGACTACCAAGATTAAAGTCTACTAGTTTTTGTCTAGTAAATGGTTTAACATTTCCTGTAGTTAAACATCTATTATATTCTTCATCAGTTAAACCACGCTTAGATAACTGTCCGTCTTTTCTAACATAAGGTGTAACTAATTTATCATCAACTAGTTTAGGTTTAAATGTATTATGAACTTCATCTTCAACAGCAAGTTGCTTTGCTTTAAGTTCAGCTAATAATTCCATAGCTTGTTTAGTATTAAAAAAGAACCCAGTCTTTTCTTGTTCTTTCATTATCTTAGCTACATCATGTTCAAGTTTAATAGATTCTTTACTAAATATATTACCTTCTTTTAATAGATAATGATATACAGATTCATTTAACTTAACATCTTGAACACAATATTCTAACATAGCAGGTGTATATTCATCAAAGGTTTCAGGTTGTTCTTGTTTTAAAGAACCAACACGCCAACCCCAAGCTTTTAAACTATGTCCATTCTCACGAACAGGATTAAATAACCTTGACATTACTAGTGTGTCTTCAATATTACAATCAAACTTAGCATCATATAACTTTTCTAATACAGGAATGTCATAGCCTATAATGTTATGACCTATTAATGTATCAGCAGTTTGTAGAAACTTAATGCCTTCTTCTATCTGAGTATTGTCAAACTTATATACATTACCTGATACTTCTTTAGCTACAATACACCACACATTATTAGGGTCTAGTCCGTCAGCTTCTATATCAAATACTAATTTAAAATTGCTCATTGTCAAATGTCTCCTCTTCTGATACTTCAAATAATCTACCAGTATCAGTATTATATCTAAGACCACAAGCTAATCCTGTGTCTCCTGTATACCTAGATTTTAGTACACGAACCTTAGTTGTATTAGCTTCTTCAGGATTAGTTGCTTGTTGATTTCTCTCCAATGCAATTACAGAATCTGATAGTTGAGCTATACCTTGTGAGCCTTTAAGGTGAGATAAAGAAACTTCTATTCCTTGTTCGTGTCCTTTATCTCCTGATGCTCTTCTAAGGTGAGATACTAATATCATACCAACACCTGTCTCTTCTACAAGACTACGTAATTTATTCATCAGCATATCAATACCTCGTCTCTCGTCTCCTTCATGGAGTACATTAACAAGCATATGTAAGTGGTCAACTATAACCCATTTACATTCACAACCTACAATAATATATCTAAGCTTGGCAAAGATATCATCAATGTCAGTAGCACCTAAATGAGAATGAATAAATACTCTGCCTTTAGGTATAGCCTTATCAAACAAACCCAATAGGTCATCGTCTGTATAATTCTTACGCTTCTCTGATAAATATATTCTATCGTTAGCTTCAATAGATAGAATACCGTCAGCAGTTCTTAACCAATTCTCTTCAAGTGCTACAATACCTACATTGTCTTTTGTATTTTTAATAAGCCAATGCTCTAGCTCTCTAGTAACACTAGACTTACCAAGACCTGTGCCACCTGTAAGGGTAACAAGTTCTCCTTTACGCATACCATATAGTTTCTTGTTCAAGCCTTCCCATGGATATGCAATACTTTCCTTCTCTTCTCTATGTAACCAATCGCCTTTTTGTGATGATAGCTCCATGATTCCTGAAGGTGTATATGTCTTAGCATTCCACCAAGCCTGAGTAAACTCTTGGAATTTCTTTTGTTTAAGCATTTCATTTGCATCTTTAAATCCATTTGGAAATGACATGATTCTAGTTTTGTTAGGCTTTAGTATTTTAGCTACAGCTTTAGCTGCCTGTTTACCTGCCTTGTCATTATCAAAACATAGAACTACATTGTCAAATGATTCTACAAATTCTATACTCTCTCGTATATCTTTAACAGCAGCCGAAGCTCCACGCTTTAAAGATACTACTGACCACTTACCTTGAAAGAGTTCATGTACTGCCATAGCATCACACTCTCCTTCGGTAATAGTCAAGTACTTACCACCTGTATTTCCATACAGTTGCTCTCCAAATAAACCTGTGTTTTCAAATGTACCATTACATGCAAAGTTTTTGTTAGATACAAATCTTGTTTTAGTACCAACAATCTCACTACCATTAAAGTATGGGTAGATGTGTTGAGTAACATTATTGTTTCTATCCTTTACCATTTTAACACCGAACTTAGTTGCTGTATTTTCAGAGATACCTCTGTCAGTTAAAGCACCATAAGCACCAGTGTATGATGTAAGAAATGTGTTATCTGGTTTTGGTCTATTTGTCATTTCAATTACCTTTCCTGTTGATTCATTCTCATAATCTGTAAAGAATGTATTACAACTAAAGCATTTAGCAGAACCATTCTCATTCAGAGATACAGCATCACTACTACTACACTTAGGACAGGGTAATTTATGTTTAATAAATTGAGTTCTTTCTTTTTCCATTCTATCTCCATTAGAAGTGTGGCTAGGCTTTTACACCTAGCCGAGTTTATTAAGATACTTCGTTTAAAGAATCATCTTCACTCGAAGTTTCTTCTTCATCTTCAGTTGGTGTTTCCACCATAGCTTCAGGACTTTCTTTTAGCACAGCTTCAAGATTATTCTGATGCCCTTGTGAGGCAAAGCTAAGAGCTTCAACTAACACGTTAAGTGTACCTATCTTACTGATAGATATACTAGCACCTGCTTTTCTCTGCTCGTCTTCAATCTTAGATACATCATAGACTGATTCACCTTTATCATTTTTAATAGTTATTACCATATTAAAATTCCTCGTCTTCATCAAAGAATTCAGAGCCGTCTTGAGCTTTGTATTCTATGAGGTCTACAATTTGAACAGCTTGTAAGTCAAGACCTTTTCCTGCTTTACCTGCATACTCCCAATCGTATTCATTATACTGGACTCTAATCTTAGAGCCATTACCTACAGCAAGATTAACTTCCTGTTTGTTTTGGTCTAGTAATCTAGGTGCAGTTCTGACCATACCATTTGGTCCATTAACTTTACGTTTAATTACTATAGCAGACCCTTCATCCATCTGCTTAATGTTATGTCCACGAGAAGCAAAGTCATTTGCTATCTCTTCATCAACAACTAAGTTGACTGTGTACATTGGTTCAAATGTCGTGTTAGGCTCTTTAATACTTGCCCAATACGCAGTTCCTTCTACTATCATATTTACCTCCTACGGTTTAGTTAATAGTTCGTTAAAAATTGAGAGAGTTTAGAGCTGACTACTCTCGGAGTCATGGACTGAAGCCAAACCAAATAGTTTACATTTGGAGATAGAGGGCTTAAAGTTCTTTGGTTGCTCGATGTCATGTTGCACATCATACACCAATACTCACTCAATGTCAAGTGTTTTCTAAAAGATTATCTAAATAATCTTCATCTATATCTTCTAATA